GGGTACAGGCTCTCTTGCCGTTGGCCCAGCACGTATTCGCCAGCTACAGGTTTTGACTGGTGCGGGTGCGGGACGCCTTACTATTACCAATGGTAATGGTGGCGCTACAGTACTAGATATTGATTTTCTGGCATCCGACTCACACTCGGTTAACATTCCTGATGACGGTATTCGATGTGTTTCAGACGTATATGTGTCTGTGGCGACGAATATAACCGCCATGACCTTCTTTTATAGTTAGAGTAGTCCTATGCGAAGATATTACAAGTCAGGAGGGCGAGTTGATAAAGCCAAAATGGCTTGTAATAAACCGCGTAGGACCCCTTCACACCCAAAGAAATCACATATTGTAAAAGCATGTGAGGGTGGCAAGAAGAAGATTATACGTTACGGTGAGCAGGGTGCTAGTACGGCGGGTAAACCTAAGAAGGGTGAATCTAGACGTATGAAAATGAAAAGAAAATCATTTAAAGCTCGTCACGCCAAAAACATCGCAAAAGGTAAGATGTCTGCGGCATATTGGGCTGATAAATCCAAGTGGTGATGCGCTGTGCCTGTTAAGTCTGAAAAACAAAGACGCTTTATGGCTGCGGTAGCAAATAACAAAGACTTCGCTAATAAAGTTGGAGTTCCAACTAGAGTAGGTAAAGAATTTATGAATATGACAAAAAAATACAAAGCTGGTGGTAAACTAGAAATGGTTGAAAAGGGCGGTAAAAAAGTTCCTTTTTACGCTGCTGACGGTAAAGGTAAAATGCAAGAGGGCGGTAAAGTTAAGAAAAACTTTAAAGATAATGAAGCCCGTGAGTTATTTTTAAAAGCCACTAATGAATATCCAGAGTCAAAAGCTTCAGAAAAAAGCGTACAAAAGGATAAACCTATACCTCCAAAGAAAAAAATGCGCGGCGGCGGAAAAGTTAAAAAAGGTTACAAGTCTGGCTGTCAAGTACGAGGATACGGTATGGCTCGTGGCGGTAAAGTTTGTAAAATAGTAACTATGAAAGGCGCATAAGATGAAAAGATCTGAACGTATGGCTGCGTTAAAAGCAGAAAGAAAAGCAAAAATGGAACAACGCCGGGCACGTATGGCGGCTAAAAAAGCGGGTTCTAATAAGAGAGCTTATGATAACCCTGAAATACAGGAAAAAGCTGAAAGAGTATTTAGAGACGCTTTTAAAGAAGGCGGGGGTGATTATGCACGGCGTCAACGGCGTAAGTTTCTAAAAGATGCCCAGTTTAAAATGGATACTGAACCTAAAGAAGTAATGGATAATGAACTTTCTAGACCCCCTAGAGGAGAGAGAAAGATAAGTGGGATTCCATATAAAGTAATGGATCCAACAGACCCAGACACAATAGATGATCTACGTGAAGGTAGAACAAGTGGTAGTGATTACTACAAAAAAGGCGGTAAAGTTAAAAAAGGTCGTAGCGTTAAAAAAGGTTACAAATCTGGCGGAAAAGTTCGCGGAGCAGGTTGCGTTACAAAAGGAGTGCGTCCTTGCAAGATGCGGTAATATATGAGACGATATTACAAATCTAAACCCTGTAGGGGGTTCCAAAAAGGTGGCTCTATTAAAGATGAGTGTTATAGGAAGGTTAAATCTCGTTATAAGGTTTTTCCTTCCGCTTATGCAAGTGGTGCTATAGCCAAGTGTAGAAAAGTAGGAACCAAAAACTGGGGTAACAAAGGGAAGAAGTAATGGCGGTTCGTAAGACAGAGAAAGGTGCAGCACTCAAACGCTGGTTTAAAGAGGACTGGAAAGATGTACGCACTGGTAAGGCTTGCGGGCGACAAGAAGGAGAGAAGCGAGGCACACCGTACTGTCGCCCAACAAAGAAGGTGTCCAGTAAAACTCCAAAGACAAGCGGGGAAATGACAGCGTCTGAGAAGCGCAAGAAGATCGCCGAAAAGAAACGATTAGGGCAACCAGCAGGTAAACCTAGAAGGGTTTCCGCAGTTAAAAGGCGTAAGAAATGACTACATCAGGAACCACATCCTTTAATATGGATTTTACTGAGATCGCTGAAGAAGCTTGGGAACGCGCTGGTCGTGAGATGCGTTCTGGGTACGACTTGCGTACTGCACGGCGTTCTATGAACCTAATGACTATTGAGTGGCAGAACCGTGGTATTAATATGTGGACTATTGATGAAGGAACTATTAACTTAGTTGATGGTACTTCGCAGTACAATTTACCTGCTGATACGATAGATCTTTTAGAGCATCAAATACGCACTGGTTCAGGGAATCAAGCTACACAATCAGATTTAACAATTAGTCGTATAAGTGTTAGTACATATGCTTCTATACCTAACAAACTTTCTCGTGGTAGACCAATACAAATATACATAGAACGTTTACGAGACAACCCTGTAGTTAATGTTTGGCCTGTTCCTGATAACAATAATTACGTTCTTTACTACTGGCGTATGAGACGTATAGAAGACGCAGGTAGTGGTGTACAAACTGCTGATATGAACTTTCGTTTTTTCCCTGTACTCGTAGCTGGATTAGCTTATTATATCGCTATGAAAGTACCAGAACTAGCCGACAGAATACCTATGCTAAAGGCAGCTTATGAAGAGCAGTTTGAGCTTGCTGCTGGTGAAGACAGAGAAAAAACTTCCGCGAGGTTTGTACCAAGGGTGGGAAGGATCTATTAATGTCTAACAGGTTTGCATCAGCAAAAAAAGCTATTGCTTTATGTGATGTATGTGGGTTTCAATATAAACTACGAGAACTAAAAGATTTAATTGTAAAGGGTAGGAATACAAATGTAAAAGCATGCCCTGAGTGTTGGAATCCTGACCATCCTCAATTAAAACTAGGCGAGTTTCCTGTAGATGATCCGCAAGCAATAAAAGATCCTAGAGTGGATACTAGTGTTGGTTCTTCTGGGGAATATAGTAGTAGAGATATACAATGGGGGTGGAACCCCGTAGGTGGTGGACAAGATCCGTACAATCTGTCACCAAACAATCTAATTACTTATAGCCATATTGGGCAAGTTGTGGTAGTTATTACATAGGAGTTATTATAATGAATGTTTTTGACGAAAAAGAAGTAAAGGTTATCAAAGATAAAGGTGTGCAACCATGTGGTCATGCACCTAAAGTATCTATGGAAGGCGTTAAAACCAAAGGCGTAAAAGTTCGTGGCACTGGCGCTGCAACAAAAGGGCTTATGGCCCGAGGACCGATGGCTTAGATTATGAACTATGCGGAGCTGAAAATAAACATACAAAACATTTGTGAAAACACTTTCACAGATGATGAACTTGCTATGTTTACTCAGCAAGCTGAACAGACAATATATAATACTGTGCAAATACCCGCACTAAGGAAAAATGTTGTTGGTACTACTTCACAAGGTAATACTTATTTAGCTACGCCTAGTGATTTTTTGTGGTGTTATTCTTTGTCTGTTATTGATGATAGCGGAAACTACAATTTTTTATTGAATAAAGATGTTAATTTTATTCGTGAAGCGTATCCTGTAGCGGCTACCCAAGGTTTCCCAGTACACTACGCATATTTTGATGATAATACGTTTTTATTAGGTCCAACTCCAGACGGGGACTACAACACAGAACTTCATTATGGGTACTACCCAGAGTCTATAGTTACTGCGGGTAGTACATGGTTAGGAGACGAGTTTGATTCTGCTTTGTTAAATGGTGCTTTGTTACAAGCTTTCAGTTTTATGAGAGCCGAACAAGCTACAATGGACATGTATCAAAAGTTATATTTACAAGCTATAACATTATTGAAAAACTTAGGTGACGGAAAACTACGTGAAGATGTTTACCGTTCAGGACAATTTAGACAAAAAGTAACGTAAGGAGGCCATTATGGCTATTACTCAAGCTATGTGTACATCATTTAAAAAAGCTATTTTAGACGCTGAAATGGATTTTAGTGGTGATACCGCACAAACATATAAGATCGCATTATACACAAGTAGTGCTACTTTAGATGCAACTACAACTGCATATAGTGCTACAAACGAAGTATCTGGGACAAACTACACAGCTGGTGGTAATACACTAACTCTTGTTGCCGCTACTACTTCAGGCACTACAGCATTTATTGATTTTGATGATACTACGTGGGCTAACTCTACTATTACTGCTAGAGGTGCATTGATTTATCAATCAGGCGGTTCTAATCCTGCCGTAGCAGTACTTGATTTTGGTGCAGATAAAACATCTACAGCAGGTGATTTCACTATCCAATTCCCTACAGCGGATGCAAGTAACGCAATTATTAGATTAGCGTAGGTTAGAAATGGCCTCCTCAACGGAATATACTGGCTGGGGAGCTACCGCTTGGGGTCAAGGATCTTGGGGGTTAGACCTAATTATAGTTTCCGTAGATGGTGCGGAAGCTACGGGACAAGTAGGTGACGTTACTGTAGTAGCTGAATCTAATATTTCTGTACCTATAACAGGTGTATCTACCACATCCACTCTTAATAGTGTTTCTGTTACTGCTGATGCAAATACGTCCATTACTGGGTTAGCTACAACTAGCTCTCTTGGTGACGTTACTGTAGTATCTGAATCTAATATTTCTGTACCTGTAACAGGTACATCTACCACATCGGCTCTTAATAGTGTTTCCGTTACCGCTGACGCTACTACGTCTGTTACTGGATTAGCCACAACTAGCTCTCTTGGTGATATATCTGTTTCTATAGACACTACTACCTCTGTTACTGGGTTAGCTACAACTAGCTCTCTTGGTGATATATCTACGGTTGCTGACGCTAATATAAGTTTAACAGGCGTTAGTTCAACAACAGTATTAAATGATGTTAGTATTAAGTTGGGTATAACTGTAGTACCTAGTAATATAACTGGACAATTAAGTTTAAACACTGTATCTATTAGTATAGATACTATTATTGATATTGATGGTTTCATAATGTCTGGAATTATAGGAAAAAATAATGTGTGGGGTTTAGTAGATGACTCTCAAACTCCAAATTGGTCTAATATAAATGATTTTCAAATTCCAAATTGGTCTAATATAAATAGTTCTCAGATTTCAGAATGGAATGAAATTAACACGTAAGGTTAAATAGATGACAACGCAATATACACCAACATTAAAACTAGCTCTTCCTGTACAAGGAGAATTATCAGGTACTTGGGGTGATGTAGTTAACGATAATATAACTTCTATGGTGGAACAAGCTATTACTGGATTAGCTACTATTGACTCATGGACAGCAAACTCTCATACATTAACTACTGCGAATGGAACTACATCGGAGTCTCGCTGTGCTATTCTTGAACTTACAGATACAGGAACGGCTTTGACAGGAGCGGGTACAGTAATTTGCCCTGACGCTAGTAAACTTTACGTAGTTAAAAATGGTGCGGGTCAAACTATTACGCTAAAAACAGCTAGTGGTTCAGGTATTGCAATTCCTAATGGATATACCGCTTTTTTATATTGTGATGGTACAAATGTCGTAGAGTCGATTACTCATTTTGCGGGGGTCGTAGACTTTGCAAGTAATTTAGATATCGCAGGTGATGTAGATGTAGACGGTACACTGGAAGCTGATGCTATTACTTTGAATGGTACAGCTCTAGGTTCTTTGTACAGTCCTATAGCAGGATCAGCTAGTATTGTTACTACTGGTGCGTTAAACTCTGGCTCAATTACTTCGGGTTTTGGTTCTATAAATAACGGGTCATCGGCTATCACAACTACTGGTACAATAACAGGTGGTACTCTTACATCTACTGGCAACATTACCGTAACAGGCACAGTCGATGGTCGTGATATTGCAACAGACGGTACTAAGTTAGATGGTATTGAGGCAGGTGCAGACGTAACTGACACAACTAATGTTACAGCCGCATTAGTAGGTGCAACTATTGCA